CAAGTACGGCAGCGGCGGTATGATCAAGACAGCGAAACATATGAAACCACGCAAGGCAATGCGTTCACTATCGAGCGTCTCATGCCTGTGCCGTATCGCATGACAATAAACTGCGATATCTGGACTGCAAACACCAACCAAAAATTCCAATTGTTTGAGCAGATTTCTACTCTGTTCAATCCCAGTCTAGAGATACAGAGCACAGACAACTATCTTGATTGGACCAGTCTTTCGGTAGTGGAACTTGAGCAAACCACCTGGAGCAACAGAGCTGTTCCCATAGGCACAGAAGATCCCATTGACATCATGACCATGCGATTTTCAGTTCCAATTTGGATCAGCTCTCCTGCCAAGGTCAAGAAGTTGGGAGTTGTAGAAAAAGTTGTCATGAGCATCTATGATGCACAAGGCGATGCTAGTGATGCTATCACCAACAATGACTTGCTGTTGGGAACCCGCATGAAGTTTACTCCTTATGGATATCAAACTCTGTTGTTGGGCAATAAACTGCAGGCCTTGTCACGCAGTGCAGTGGTCAATCCCACAAATGACAATACAGATCCACAGCCATCCCCTACCAGCAACGAGTTATGGCCAGCCATTCTAGGGTTGTATGGACAGTATAGACCTGGTATCACGCAGATTAGGCTTGATAACCAATGGGGAGACAACACACAAGTGGTTGGCACTGTGGTAGTTGATCCCAACGATGCACGATTCTTGTTGATTGATCTTGATCAAGACACTTTGCCACAGAACACACTTCCGCCAGTGAATTCAGTGATCAATCCTTTGGTATCAGGGCCTGGACAAGGCTTGCCTGTGTCTGCACAAGGGCAGTACTATCTCATACTTGATAGCATTGGGTCTGATGTCAACAGCTTGCCAGCACAGGCCTGGGGCGGTGTTGTGGCACAGGCCAACGACATAATAACCTTTAATGATGGCATGTGGCAAGTGTCGTTTGACAGCACAGATTCTGAACAAGTGCAATTTACTACCAATGTCACTACCGGGCTTCAGTATCGATGGACTGGACAAGAGTGGGTGAAAAGTTACCAAGGACTCTACCCTGGAGGAGAATGGAGTATAGTGCTGTGACAGTGGCAGTGGGAGTTTGGTTTTACAGCCTTGACACACAGCGGTATCTGTATCTCATGCGAAAAGATACCAAAAATCCCAACACATGGGGGTTGCCTGGCGGTAAAATTAACTCAGGTGAATCTCTCTTGGCAGCTATCAATCGCGAATGCTGTGAAGAATTGGGGTGTATGCCAGATTATTCTAGGTTGGTTCCAATTGAAAAATTTACCAGCACAGATGGAAAATTTGAGTTCCATACCTTTTTCTGTGCAGTTACAAGAGAATTTACACCTCTTCTAAATGAAGAGCACAAAGGGTATGCCTGGATTGATGGTGATACATGGCCCAAGCCCATGCACCCGGGCCTGTGGAGTACTGTGAGCTTTCAGGAAGTCATGGACAAAATTTCAATCATTCAGCAACAGCTTTAGATGCCACTATAGTGTAGAAATTTCTTGTGATTCCAAAAATCCGTATTTGGCAAGTTGCGCCAAATGTCGGGCATGTTGCCCACGCCACCAACAAAAGTAAAATTGTGAGTGTGATAGGTAGAAATCACTTCGGCCACATCCTCTTGCCAGCGCCGTGTGTTTCCTGGTGTGTCATTACTGTATCCAAACAAGTAGATGTCTTGGAACCCATCAAATGCCGCTAGATATATTGCGGTAGCCAAGTCGTTCATGCCTGGCTGGAACGGGATCATAAAAAACTTTTCCGGAAACATCAAGCAAAAACGTGACGTGGTATAGATTGGAGTGTTGTCTTGGTAGTTGCTTTGTTGCAACTGTAGTAGGTTGGGACGATCAGTGCTACAGTAGACGTCAAGTTGCATGTCGCGCCAGATTTGTCCTGTACCATAAGTTGCCAACTGATTGCGGCCCCTAACGCCAGTATACTTGCGCTCAAACATTTGGTAATCAAACTGTTTACGGTCAACGGGACTCCCAATCACTGCTGCCCGTTTTAATGTCGACGTTGGTATATCAGGATTTTCGATCCATTCACGACGTTGCTCTTTGATCCCCAGGCGTATGTCTGTGTTAATAATCACAAACTCGCCTGGGTAATCTTTGCGGTAGCGTTGTTCGATCACAACCTACCCACAACAACCTCAATCACGCCTGTGCCACCTGAATGATCTTCAAGAGCCTTGCCAATCACCGTGCCCATTTGCGGTGCGGCACATGCGCATGCTCTGCCGTCACCAGCTGATACCATCATGTCACCCTTGCGCACAGGACCAGTTACTTGAGTTGGTACTCGACCTTGCAAGGCTATGGCTGTGGTGTACTCGCCTGGTTGGGCAGAGTTCATGAGATAACTAGGTGTTGTTGACACTACACCAGCTATTCTATCATCGTTAGACACTAGACTGATAGTGACTTCTCGAGTTCCACCAAATGCCATTACTGTTCCAGGTTCGTAAGTTTTGTCTGATTCATACATCTCTGCCAAGTCAGCGTATTGTGCTGATGTTGCCTTGGCAAACACTGTGTTAAAGTATCCAGTTGATGATCCAATATTGCCCACACCGTTTGATGCCGCGTTAACAATAGCAATTACACCACCACCACTATTTACAGACAGTGTACCTGTTGCGGTAATACTTCCGCCTGTGACAAGATTTCCACCTGTAACGTTACCTGTGGCATTGATTGTGGTGGTTGCAGTTATTGCACCACTTGATTGTACATTACCCGCAATCACGTTACCAACTGCATTGATCAATCCGCCAATGTACACTGCACCTGCTATACCAGCACCACCTGGAACCACAAGTGCGCCAGTAACAGTGCTGGTAGCCGCTGTGGTGCTCTGTAGGAGCAAGTTACCAGCAGCCACTGAGGGGTAAACAAGATTTGCCGCAGCAAAGTTAATGGTGGTTGTGGGCTTGGGTGCCACGTTTGCAAAGAATCGGAACGATCCATCGCTGGCATCTCGTACCAGGCCGGCAAAAGTGGCCACGCTAGAACGTTTGTATTCACCAACAAAACCAAGATCTAAGATGTCAGCGGCGTTGTTGGCACCCATGTAAATGAGAGGATCAGAAACTGCCAGTGCACTTACGTCAATGGTGTTACCTGAACCGCCCAGCGTGATGTTACCCGCAATGTTAACATTACCACCCACGTTTAGGTTACCAAGTAAGCCAACACCGCCGTTGACCACCAGTGCACCAGTACCAGTAGATGTTGATTTTGTTGGAATACTGATTAACACTTGACTGTCAGGTATAATCGCCATCTGAACATTACCAGTTGCAAAACCACCTGCACCAAACACAATAGCATTTCGTGAACCGTTATTACCAGTTGCTATGATCAGATTTCCCGGTCCACCAGAAGCTGCGCCGTTGGTGTCAAACAAAAGATAGCCGTCATCAGCACCGGTCAATTGAAAGCCAGGATCGTTATAGGTACTGGAGTTGATACCCATGGAGATCCAACCCTCCGAGGTATTGCCAAGATTGTTGATGGCAATAAATTCTGAATAGGCCAAGGTGTCTGCGCTACGATTAACTTGTAAGTTTTGAGCTGGACCAGCAGTGTTGGCCACAGCAACAAAGCGTTTGCCAACATCAGTTTCTGCCTCAGCAGTTATCCACTGTTGTACTAGCCCAGACCACACATGCTCGGAGGCATTGAAGTTGTTGGCAGTGATGGTACTAGTCAAGCTCACTGACAAATTACCACCAATGCCCACATCGCCTTGCATGTTCACGTTGCCTAGTATGCCCACACCGCCTACCACTGTGAGCGCACCACTTGATGCATTGGTAGACACAGTTGGGATTTCAATATGCACATTCACATCGGGTATAATGGTCATCTGGGTATTACCAGTTGAAAAACCACCTGCACCAAACACAATGGCGTTTTCTGTTCCGTTTGATCCTGTGGCAAACACCAGATTACCTGAACCGGTAGAGCTCACAGGTGCTTCAAACAACACATAAGCATCATCTGGACCGGTCAACAAGAAAGCAGGATCGTTGTACTCACTAGAGTTGATACCTATGGACACCCAGCCCTGATCTGTGTTGCCGACGTCATTGATGGCAATAAATTCTGAATAAGCCAGCGCACCGTTACTGAGGTTAACAATACCAGTCTGGACTGGGCCGCTGATATTGGCCACTGCCAAGGTCACTCGATTGGGCACAGTCTCGCCTTCGGCTGCCAACCAGGCCTTGGCCTGTCCTGTAAATGTCTGTGCTGCCACGCTGTTGGCTGTGGCCACCACGTCTACTGCACCAGTGATAAAACCATTGGAGCTGAAAGTGGCTGCTAGATTGCCACCAGGATTGATCAAGATGTTGCCGTTTGCAGTTGGTATAGATATGTTACTGGTACCGTTCTGCAACTGAAGGTTGGCTATTGAAATAGCCGCATTGGTACTGTAATTGGTAATTGAAAGTGTGTTGTTGACTTCGCTTAGTTTCACATTGCCAATGATCACACTGGAGTTGGCGAACCAACCTTCAGTCCAACGATTGGTGGCATTGCCTATAGAATATGTGTTGTTAGGTGTGGGTATAAGGTTACCAACTACATATAGGTAGCCTTGGTTTGAATCTGCCACAATAGACGCAGTGCCATTGGGGTTGGATATGCCCACAACCTCTGACGTGGTGGTGATCAGTCTACAATCAATTGTGTCGCCTGACAGTGGCGCTTCTGTGAACGTTATTGTAAGACCAGTGATACTGTAAGCTGTGAACGGTAACTGTACTACACCGTTGATACACACTATGGCACCTGCTGTGGTAATGTTGTCACTCAGGGTAAATGCCACTGTGGAGCCATCACCAAAGAATTCATCAAA